ACCTTCATCAATAAGAACATCTTGTCCATCGACAAAAGGTCATCAATAACAACCCCCTTCACAGACTTTGCAAGGAGCTTAGATACTAAATCTCCATTAGGGTCTCTGGACCCTAAGATGTTTTGCTCATCTAAGTATGTTAATGGAGATACTTCTACTCCCTGGAATCCCTCATAGAACTTACCTTTTGAGGGAAGATCTGTAATTGTTAAAGTCTCTTCGGATGTGTTTTTAAATAATTCGTCGAGAATCTGATCTCGGCTTTCGGGTCCACCACCCGCTATTTGTTTGTTTTCGCTCATAATTCACCTTGGTGTAACAATTACTATTATAGTATATGAAAATAGTAGTGGGTAACTTAACGTCCACATTGGTGACTGACAATCCTAAGATCATCACTGCACTCAAGGATAAATACGCCTTCTCAGTTCCAGGGCATGAATATTCTCAAGCCTATAAAAAAAGAAGATGGGACGGGAAGAAGAGATACTTTGGAGCCAACGGAAAGTTTAGAACTGGCTTGTTATCTCGAATCGTAAAAGATTTGGAAGAGATTGGGGCGAAAGATATCGAATGGGAAAATAAGCCTGAACAAGAAGAACCATTTATCCCAGCAGTTGGAAACTTTGAGTATCGTGAGTATCAAGAAAAAGCCATCTACCAATGTCTGAAAAGACGTAGAGCTATCGTAGATAGTCCTACTGGATCCGGCAAAACTTTGATTATGGCCGGGTGCATTGCCTCACTACAGCACGGCAAGGATACTACTGCTTTAGTACTATTCAGAGAAAAGGGTATTCTTAACCAGACCTATGAGTTCTTCAAGAAGTGTGGGATTAGGGATCTAGGTTACAATTCTGGCGAGGGTTACCTTCCTGGTAAGGTCATGCTCTCCACAGTTCAAAGCATCGAACGAATTGTGGACACTCACTTACATGAGACCGAATTACTCATGGTTGACGAGGCTCACCAGTTCTGTAAGGGTGAGACCACGATAGCAGCCATTGAGAGCTTCCCTAGCGCCTCCTACAGGCTTGCATTTACTGCCACCCCTCCAAGAGAGAAGGCGAAAGATATCAACGCCAGGATGGTTTTAGAGGGCTCTTTCGGGGCTGTCTACACCACCCGTACAGCAGAAGATCTAATTAAGGATGGAGCACTTGCTAAACCAATTATCCAAGTGGTAGATAATACTCCAGTCTCCGCAGTTTCAAATGATCTTTCATACCTTGATATCTACGATCAATACGTGGTAAACTGTGATGAGCGTAATGATAAAATCAAGACAATTGTATCAAAGATATACCAATCCAATCCCAAGGCAAAGATCTTAATTCTTGTAAAAAACTTGCAACACATTGAAAACTTACAAGAAAGGGTAGATAATTGCTATACTATCGAGGGTAAGGATGACATCGATAGTAGATACGATATCATCAACAAGTTTGTAAAGGACGGCAAGGCTGCTACAATCATTGGCACTAACGTCATGCAAACTGGTATTAGCATTGATGAGATTACCCATATGGTTAACGCTAGGGGCCTATCAGGAGAAGTGCCTACGTTACAAGGTTTGGGTAGAGGTATACGTAAGGCAGAAGGCAAAGATAAAATGTACTTCTATGACTTCTATGATCGCATACCTTACCTAGAGAATCACTCAAAGCAAAGAATACAACACTACAAGAGATTAAAGTTCGAGGTACACAATGTCCGATTCTGAGATTATTACGAAAGAAGCACAAGTTGATACAATCAACAAGGTTACGAAAGATCAACAAAATATGATCGATAGCTGTATTGATGTTCTTAAAGCCATCAAAGACGAGAAGAAGATAAACGAGAACACTCTTAGGAATCTGACGAGCGTAATGAGAGAATTAGATTCTCTTCGTGAACTTTTCTACACTCGCCTATTCAACTCGCTTAAGCGTGGTGATATGCTTTTAGGTTAGATCGGATCAGGTATCAACTTAACAGTAAAGTGATCCACGGTAACTGTTTGGCTACTATTACTCTGCTGTGCTTCTAGGGACAGTGCTAGTGTTCCACTCTCATCCCCTGTCGCTTCATTATGAATAATGCCGTCCCGGTGACTACTCGACCAGCCACTAAAACCTGCTGCTGAACCAGTTCCAGTTCCTTGAACAAACCGAGCAGTCACCATTTGTCTGTCGGTTGCCATCTTTGATATCTGGATATGCATCGTATATCGAGTAAAGTCTGAAAAAGTGCCTTGCGACATCGAAGAGTTAAGAATGTTAGTGCCAGCTATTTTAAAGTTCCATCTAAGGTTAGATCCTTGTGCGAGTTGACGGCCTCGAATCATGATATCAATGTCACCCAATGCGAGGTGGTTAGCAGGGAGAGTATATGACACAAGCTCTGCAAGGCTGGTGGAGTTAGACGATGCTACTGGGGCTCCAACTTCCCTATGAATAACTTGAGGAAGTCCTCCGTGTAACTCCGTCGCCGCTGTTCCCGAAGTTGTATCATTTGCAGATAAGTATACAAGATAATTACCATTAGAGATATCTTGATCAGGACCAGTTACCCAAGCTCTACCAAACCTGTCGCCTACAAACTCAGTAGCTGAAGCGTCTGTTCCTGAAAAGAATAAGAAAGAGTTAGCAGTAGAGTCACCTTTGCCAGTGGTCCCTGGAGGAGTAAGGACCACGTTACTAGCTATGTATGTATTGTTGCCTGCTGTCAGCCCCCCTACAGTGCTTTCACCAAATTGCAACTGAAGGTTTACTGGACTATAGTTGCTTCCTCTAAACTGTAAAATCTGACCATCACTGGGATCCGAATCAGCCACATCGGCAAGATTTCTAACTTTAGCGTCACTACCTATAAAAGTCCTAGAGCCAGTTGTTGTTGCAAGCCCACCACCTGAGCCTGCGTTGTTATAATAAATTTCATTATTAGCAGCGACAGCACTAGGAAAAAAACCAGCCCCTGAGACAAAATCCGCAGGATCTGAGAAAGCTGCATGTCCGTTAGTATCTACTGTTAAAAGATCTCCAGCCGCAGCAGTCCCTGGGGATGACTGAAGAACAACCACATCCTTACCACTTCTCTGAAGACTCACACCATTGAAGTTGGCATTAGCATCCAATTTAGCGCCATTGTTATTGTCTAATTGAGTTTCAAATGAGGAGTTAGTAACCACATCGCTCCCACCAGATTGCAGTCCACTTTGAAAGTTTGCCGCAGCATTCAACTTAGCTATGTTAGTGTCTGAGGCAATACCTTCTGTAAATAACGCCGCTGACCCTACATGGTTAGTGAAAGTGGTTGCACCGTTAGGGACAATTAGTATATCCCCTGGGTCTAAACCTGCTTGCTGCTGTATGTAAGTCTCGCCTGGGGCAATTGTGTATTGCTTCTCAGTAAGTATTGTATCGATACCTGTAAGGACAGGTCTCATGCTATTTTCTGAAGGACCACTAAAGTATACAAGACTGCCTGAAACACCAGAAACACTTGATACCGCTGAGGCGTCTCCCGCTACCATTATTGAATTTTGTTCAATAGTATTAAACGTTACATTTCCGATAAATGTGGTGGCGGCGGCTGAGGAGACATCACCGGTTGTCATCAACGCCCCTGCTGCTTCTACATTAGTTGCGTCCGTAACATCCGCACCATTTTCTACATTCAAGTCACCTCGAACTTCGGATGCGGTTCTACCCTCTATGGATGTTCCATCGACTTTAAGAAAATCGTTGTCTGCTACCGCTGCGTTGGCTATTAAATAATTTCCATTTGAAATGCCTGTGACTATCCCGTCTAGTTTACTGTGATCAGCATCCGTAAAAGCATTGGTGTCGCCATTGCTCTCGTAAGCTGTTTTTATTTCACCGGCTGTTTGATCTATTGTAGCGTTGGCTTCAATCCCGGCTAACTTAGTTTTTTCAGCAGGTAAAAAGAGTCCCGCATTAGTGCTATCGGTGGCGGTTATAACGGCATCGTTGCCAGCAGTGTTAGTTACAGTTCCGTTGCCAGTAGCAGCGGTGTACGATAAATTAACTGTGCCACCACCTCCACCTGTTGGAATGGTAGAAGCTTGAAAAGAATTAGAGCTTGTGGTATAAATTAAAGCTTGATGGTCGGTGATGCCATCAATACTTATGCCACTTAAGGAAGAGAAGGAGAGACCACTTAGATCAACAGCCTCATCAATATTGAACTCCTGCAACCCCTCAATGTTGCCCGTGGTATCATTAAACCTGAGGGCAAGAGGTATTTTATTGAAACCCATTTACGTCTCCTTATGTTTTGTACTGCTCAGGGTCTTCCTTTTTCTTCTCGTCAGAGTCAGGTTTAATGTCGTCTAAGAGATCTTCGAGTTTGGAGAGAAGCGAAGTAAGATCGTCTTGATCCATTTCCTCTCCCTCTTCCTCTCCCTCTTCCTCCTCGTCTTCCTCTTCGTCTTCCTCTTCGTCGCCACCCTCTTCCGGCATATCCTTAGCAGCTTCTTCCTCTTCATCCTTCACTTCGCCCTTTACTTCTTCAGCAGCTTCTTCAGCAT